ATATTCCCAATATTATGTCATGAAATAATCAAAGGATTAGAAGAGGCTAAAGGTAGACATGGTTTACCAAAAGAGCCAGGTTTACGTCAAAAAGTTCAAGCACAAGTTGATACTTTAGCGAATGAACCAATGCAATTAAGAATAGGACCTGAAATCGTGGAAAGGCTTAGAAACGCATTACCCGATTCAATGTTTGACGAATCAAACAAAGGTCTAATAAACTGGTTCCATATCTTGTTATACCAAATACCGGCACAAGAATTCTTGGAAATTATAGGAAATGCCATCTCAGAAGATGAGTCAAAAATAAAAAAAGCAACTTCAAGATTTGAAGAAATTATGAGAGAAGCTATTGATATGAAATCAGAATTTGAGGATTACAAAGAGGAAGAAGATATTGATTCTGATGGAGATGATGAGGATAATTTAGATGATTTTCTGAGTAGTTTGGGCATATCTAGACCCAAATAATAATTTGTGACTAAAGAACAATTAATTATAGAAGTTACGAAGTGTATGAGGAATACTCCTTATGCACTTCGAACTTATTTACAAACATACGATAATACAGTATCAAAGTATGTTCCATTAGACCTTTTCCCTGACCAAGTGAGCCTTATTGAGGATTACGACAAATACAATGAAAATATTGCATTAAAGTATCGTCAGGCGGGTGTATCAACGGTTACTGCCGCTTGGGCATCAAAAAAATTGGTGTTTGCCAAAAAACAAAAACCTGAAAAGATTCTAATCATTGCCAACAAATTAGATACATCTGTCGAGATGGCTAATAAGATTAGAAGCTTCACTGAACAATGGCCAACATGGGTTGGGGTTAGTTTTGCAAAAGAAAAGAATTCTCAAAGACACTTTAAATTAACAAATGACTGTGAAGTAAAAGCGGTGGCAACATCGAAAGATGCCTTGAGAGGTTATACTCCAACCATCCTCATTTTTGATGAGGCTGCGTTCATTGAGGCTGACGGAGATTTTTGGTCAGCGTGTATGGCCTCACTATCTACGGGTGGTAAAGTTATTGTTGTTTCTACTCCAAACGGATACGACCCCATCTACTATGAAATCTATGACCAATCATTAAGAAACATGAACGATTTCAAGATATCTGAAATGTTTTGGTATCGTGACCCAAGATATACACGAGACTTGTATATGGTTAAAACTAATGATTTGGTTCATTATTTGTTAAACAGAGAAGAATATCCGAAAGACTCTGTTGTAGATTTATCAACAGAAAATCCATATGATAGAGACCATACTGTAACAACAGACTACATTGAACAAGGGTATAAACCATGTTCCGCTTGGTTTGAGAGTATGGTTAAAAAACTCAAATACGATAGACGTAAAGTTGCTCAGGAATTGGAATGTAACTTCTTGGGTTCAGGTGATAACGTATTCGAATCCGAATTGATGCAAAATATTGCAAAGAATATGTTGAGAGAACCATCGGCAAAACTCATGGGGGGTTCCCTTTGGATTTTCAAAGAGCCAGTAAACGGTCACAAATATGTAATGGGGGTCGACGTATCTCGAGGAGATTCTGAGGATTTCTCATGTATTCAGATTATTGATTTTGATGAAAGAGAACAGGTTTTAGAATATGTTGGAAAAGTTCCACCTGATGTTATTGCAGAAATTGCGTATAAGTGGGGGACAATGTATAATGCTTATTGTGTAGTCGATATTACTGGAGGTATGGGCGTTTCTACAGCGAGGAAAATGCAAGAATTATCTTATGGTGGTGGATTATACGTTGATAACGTTGACACTTTTAACAAATGGAAATGGGACCCCAAGATAAATGAAAAAATACCTGGAATTAATTTTAACAGTAAAAGAGTTCAAATTATTGCTGCGTTGGAAGAAGCTGCGAGACATGAATTCAAAATTTATTCAAATAGATTATACAATGAAATGAATACTTTCATTTATGTAAACGGTAGACCAGACCATCAGAAAAATCACCACGATGATTGTATTATGGGTATTTCTATGGCGATTTATGTTGCTGAAAAATCTTTTCAATCTTTAACTAAAGTTACAAATCATACAAAGGCTATGTTAAATTCATGGACAAGTAATGTTCATGAAAACAAAAATACTTCTGATTTCTTTAATCCGATGGTTCCACAGATGGGTAAAGACGCAAGAGGATACAATAATGGTCCATCTAAAAAAGACTACGAAACATATAAGTGGTTATTTGGGGCTTGATAGTATTTATATTATCGAAGTATTAAGTAAAATTATATCATGGCAGAACAGAATTTAACGGTTTGGCAACGATTATCCAAAACTTTTGGACCTAACTCACTTTTAGGTCAAGATTATCCAACTTTTAAGTTTGATAAAAAAGAAATATTACGCACAAAAAGTAGGGAAGAATACGAGAAGGAAAAACTTCAAGCACAACAAACTTATTATTTGGGAAACCAGTGGACTAAGGTTGAAAACAACCTTTATTCACAAGCGATATATTATGAACCATCAAGGTTATCTGCTCAGTATGATTATGAATCGATGGAGTATACTCCTGAGATTTCTGCAGCCTTAGACATTTATGCCGAGGAATCCACAACGACTAATGAAGATGGATTCATACTTCAAATCTATTCTGAGTCCAAAAGAATAAAATCAGTTCTTGCGGATTTATTTAACAATGCTTTGGATATAAATACCAATTTACCTATGTGGACAAGAAACACTTGTAAGTATGGTGATAACTTTGTGTATTTAAAATTAGACCCTGAAAAAGGTATTGTTGGGTGTCAACAATTACCAACAATCGAAATTGAAAGACATGAGGTTGGTGCGAGCCAAAAGATTTCTCTTTCGATAGAAAAAACTGAACCCAATAAAGCTCTTACATTTACATGGAAGAATAAAAACATGGAATTTCAAACGTGGGAAATAGGTCATTTCAGATTATTAGGTGACGATAGAAAACTTCCATACGGAACTTCAATGTTGGAAAAAGCAAGAAGAATTTGGAAACAGTTATTGTTATCTGAGGATGCGATGTTGATATATAGAACATCAAGAGCACCTGAAAGAAGGGTGTTCAAAGTATTCGTGGGAAATATGAATGATGATGATGTTGAAGCATATGTTCAACGTGTTGCAAATAAGTTTAAAAGAGAACAAATTGTTGATAGTAAAACAGGTAACGTTGACATGAGATTCAACCAAATGGCGGTTGACCAAGATTACTTCGTTCCAGTTCGTGACCCAGCAGCACCGATGCCAATCGATACATTACCTGGCGCCACAAACTTATCAGAGATTGCCGATATCGAATACATCCAAAAGAAATTATTAACGGCTCTTCGTGTTCCTAAGGCATTCTTGGGATTTGAAGAAGTTGTTGGTGATGGTAAAAATTTATCATTACAAGATATTAGATTTGCTCGAACGATTAACCGTATTCAAAAGAGTATGTTGGCGGAACTAAATAAGATTGCGATTATTCATCTTTTCTTATTAGGTTTTGAAGACGAATTATCTAACTTCACACTAGGTTTAACAAACCCATCAACTCAAGCTGACTTGTTGAAGATTGATGTTTGGAAAGAGAAAGTTTTATTGTATAAAGATTTAGTTGCCGACCCTGGTAACGGAATTCAAGCAACATCATCAACATGGGCAAAGAAACACATATTCGGTTGGTCTGATGAAGAAGTTAAACTCGATTTACAACAACAAAGAATCGAAAGAGCTGTTGGTGAAGAACTAAAAGCAACTGCAACAGTTATTACTAAGACAGGGTTCTTTGACAATATTGATAAGCTTTACGGCACAACAACAGGAACAACTCAAACACAAGGTGCTGAAACAGAAACTGAAAGTCCATTACCTTCATTCGGAGGTGGTGGTGATATTCCTGAATTACCTGAACCAGCAGGAGCTGAACCAGCGGGAGGAGAAACTCCGCCACCACCAGCAGAAACAGGAGGAGGTGAGGCTGCTGTGACACCAGAATCAAAAAAGAAAGATTTCAATATTTTAGTTGAAAATAACATGATTGAAGGAGATGAATTCCTCGATTTGGGAAAAGCTAGAGAATCTTTGGGAGAAATTTCAAAAGAATTGGATAAGTTATTAAATTCATAATATTTATATTCAAATACAAAAAAAATGACTTTCGGACAAGTAAAATCCATTATTGAAAAAAATCTTATAGAATCTTATAGGAACGAAAAAGAATTCAAAAAATCTCTTAGAGAGTTTAAAGAAAATGTTCTTAATAGTAAATCATTGTCCAAGGTTTATAACCTATATGACCAATTATCGACTTCTCATGGTTTGAGTAGTTCTGATGCTAATGAATTCTTAAATGAAGGAATCGGTTTAATCCAAAAGTTATTACCAACTATTAAAATGCCAAAAAGTGTTTCAGAAAGTAATGAAAATTTATATTCGGATATTGACACTTTAGTTTATACAAACAAACTTAATATTCACGAAAGATTACAATCAAGAAAGAATCTCATTAAAGTTTTGACTTCTGAAAACAAAATTGTAAAAGAATCTATACAAATTCCTATAAGCACTATGGTTAAAATTGCAAACCAAACATTAGAAAATTATGTAGATACTATGGATGAGCAGTCAAAAAAGACATTCATTGAAATCTTGAAATCTGATGGAGATAGTCTTAAGGAAGATTTTTCAGTTCTTAAAGAGAAAACTATAGAAAAATTAAACTCAATTCTTGGTGAACAAAAAGAAAGTGATGTTATTGAAAAAATATCAGAAACAATTGACAAGTTGAAAGGTGAAGAGTTTAATCAAATTAACTATTTCAAATTAGTTAATTTAGAAAAAAACTTATAATTCGTTGAGTTTTCTTTGTTTATAAATTGCTTTTAATTTCTGAGCTCTTTTTTCGACAGATTGTTTGATAAATTCTTTTCTATTCATCAATTGTTGATTCTGCTTAGTTTTGATTACTTTAGATTTTAAAGTCTTTAAAGCCTTTTCAATATTCTCGTTATTTTTTATTTCAATTATTAACATATTAAAATAAATATTATTTGTTTTTATAATTTTTGACATTGAGTTTTATAAGTGTTATTTTTATTAAAATAAACATTCATAATATGAAACTTAATGAAAAAAGGGAAAAGTGTAAAGTTGAATCTGTATAGCCCAATCAAATCTATATATGGGACAGTCGATTCAAAAAATTTAAAATCAATTTACATCAACATTCAATCTTGGGTTTGCCCTAAAAAAGAACATGATAATTGGAATAGAGTAGTTTGTAATCTTAATCGTGAAATTAAACATTCCGTATTTAACTCAATATCACAAACAGTCTTTATGGACCGAAGTATTGTTGACTTAGATTTGAGAACGAGTGGAATTTCTACAGGAAAAAAATCATTTTTTAACTTAGAAGTAAACCTTTACACTAATGAAGAGTTAGACTTTAAATCTCAAGAATTAAAAGATTCTGTTAAAAGAATTGTAAAAAACATCTTCACAAATAATCTTTCTAATAACAACTATTTTGATTTTTACAAAACCAAAAAGTAAAATATCTATTAAACTTACTCAATCAGTATATTTATTTCTAAAAGAGTTATGAAGAAATTGAGAATTCTTGAGGCTAATGAATCAGGTCATGGAATACTAATCGAGATGGATGCTGGTTATGTTTCACCCCGTGATGAAATGAATGCCGCCTTTCTTAAAGAAGCCGTTAAATTAGACTACAAAAACCCTTTTGAGTTTTATGCAGTTCTACAAAAATATGATACCCCTAATAGGAATGGTAGATTTTACCCTGAGAGAATCCTTAAGAGAGAGGCTGAGAGATATAAAAAGATGATTGCTAAGGGATTGTCAACTTCAGAGTTAAACCACCCAGAATCGTCTCTAATTGACTTAGACAGGGTA